ATATTAGAAAAAATTGGATAAGTAGTGACTCAAATTATTCTTCTAAAGAAGAAATTGTATCAGACGTAAAAGAAAATTTTGATATTCGTAGATATTATAGCGCAGAAGGCAAAAGTGTAATAATTGATAATGTTACAACACAAGTAATAATTCAATCACATTTAAATCCATTAAATGAGGGGAAATATGATAAGAAAATTCATATGCCAATTGAAGCAGTTGTCAATACTGGATCAATTGTAGAATGGGAAGGTAATAAGTGGATTATAGTAAGCAATATTGATAATTTACAAGCATATAAAACTGCAAGCATGATTAAATGCAACAACAACACCCTTCAATTCTACGACTCAACCTCAACTTTCCACTCTATCCCCTGCATACAAGCATATAAAACTGCAAGCATGATTAAATCCAACAACACACTCCAATTCTACTCTTCCACCTCAACTCTCCATCAAATCCCCTGCATAATCTCAAAAGGTTCAATTTCCCTAGATGAACAAAAAATAATATCAACATTAGATTCAGAAATTGCAGTACAAATAAGTTATACCGATGTTACTAGACAAATTCCAATGAATTACGTGTTCAAAATTGGATTGAGGAATTATACGGTAGTAAACATTGATGATATTACTGTGAATGGTTTGCTGATTTTGAGAATGGTATATAGCGAGGTTGAACAAGTAATTCCATCATATTCTCTTACTATATTAAATGGAGATTCAATTCAAGTCAATGAAAATGATCCATTAACTATTAATGCACAAGTAAAAATTGATGGGGTAATTGCTTCTCCTACTCCTAATTTAATTTTCAGCAGTAACGATATTACAAAAGCAACTATAAATGCAACTACAGGAGTTGTAACAATTTTAGATGTTGGAAATGTTGTATTTAGTTGTAAGATAGAAAATGACTTAACTGTGATTAATACGATTAATGTTGAGATTGTGGAAGTTCCTATTGAGAATAAAACTGTAGAAATCAGTGGTAGCACATCAATAATCAAGACATACACTAAAGAATATCTATCAGTATTCAAAAACAATGGTTTATCTATAGTTAAAGAATCATCTTTCTGGTTAACAGGAATTGATAATTTACCAACTACATTAGCAATTATTACATCACAAAATGCAATTAATAATACTTGCATAGTTAAGGGAAATAATTTAGGTAGTGTAAAATTATGGTGTAAGAGCGTGGATGAAGAAATTATTAGTCAAAATGGAATGGTAATACAGGTAAAGAGTTTGTTTTAGGAGTGATTAGGTGAATATAAATTGTAATTTAAAGAAGGTGAGAAATGAGTAGATTTGCAGAACTTGGTGAAAACAAATTTACAATATTAATGAAATTACTTAGTAAACCTGAAATTGTAAAATGTCTTGTGAGTAATGAACAGAATTTCTTAGATGTTCAATTACCTGATGATTTTAATATTCCATCTTTGATTTACTCTCAAATATATCCTTACAAATACATACCCACAGTGCAAACAGAACCAAATACATTTATAACAATGTCTTTTGGTTATAAACCAGAAGGATTAATGTTTAAGAATGGGGCTATATGTTTTTATATTATAACTCACAATTCATTGATTCGTACATCGTATGGTTCTTTAAGATACGATATGATTTTAAATTATATAGATGAAGTATTTTCTGAATCAAGAGAATTAGGCATAGGTAAGTTACCATTTTATGATATGAATGATTTTCCTGTAAATGAAAATTATTCAGGTGCTTATATTGCATACAAATCTACTGAATTTCAATTTTAAAGTCAGGTGAAATAAATATGGATGATATAACATTAGCATCGAAGTTTCTTAGGGGTAAACCAGTTAGTTTAGGTTTGTTCAAACTCTATCCATTAACTTTAGATGAAATTTTTGATGATATTGGATTTAATGAATATAATAGATATTTGAGTATTTTATGTATTGATTCTGAAACTATTAAAGAAATGTTGAACATGGGAACAGAATCAAACATAGAACCTTTTGAATATTTATTTGCATCTGCTTTTCATCAAGAAGAATCTAAAGAAATAATTTGTGTTGGATTAGGTTTATTTTTTAAAGAAGAGGTTTTTGTAAAAGAAGGATATTTTCAAATTGGTGAAAATCAAGAAAATATTTTATATCAAAATAATTTTAATTTCTTTATTGATATTTTAAAACAACAGAATTGTATTAATGGAGAAAATAGTAAAGTTAAAACAGAAAATGATGCACAGAAGAAATTTATGGAAAAGTTAAGAGAAATGAGAGAAAAATATAAAAAGCATCAAAAAGAACAGGATATTACAGATATTATGAGTGGGGTTTGTAGTAAGCATCCAAGTATTAATGTTTTTAATGTTGGTAATTTAACTATGTATCAACTTATAAATGCTTATAAGGCTTTAAATTCGATTGACTCTTATTTTTTGAACTATGATGCTATGTTGGCTGGAGCGGAAGATATAAAGTTGAAACACTGGGCAGAAAAGTTAGAATAATAATCTTGGAGAAATTGCACGTTTAGGCGTGTGTTTTTTATATATCTCTATAAGTAAAAAATAAATAAAATTAAGAAAGAAGGAATAAAAATGAGTTTACAATTTGGGATCAAGGAAGTTTTAAATTACACAGCTTTTGATTTTACAACTGGAGCACAAAAGTTCTATGTTGACTATGCTTCCGATACTAGTATTACGTCAAAAGCAGATCGTTTAGATTTGCGTGGGGGACAAGGAAATTATAAATTGCTAAGTTTTGACCATACGAAAGATATGAGTATGACTACGAAAATGCCATTGGTGGATCTAAATGTTATTGGAATGTTGACTAATAAGGCTGTATCTATCGGAGCTGTAAATATTCCTATTAGAGATACATTAACTTCTGCTTCACAAATTATTACATTAACTCAAACTCCTGTTGCTGGTACGTTAAAAATTTATTTACTAAACGGGCGTGATGTTGGAGTTGAGCAAACTTTAGGATTACCTGCAACAACGGTAAATACCTATTCTATTTCTACAAAAACTGTAACTCTAAATGTTACCACTGCTCCAGACAGTACTGTTTTTGTTGCCACCTATTCTTATTCAGCCCCTGCTACTACTAGTACAACTACATTCACTGCTGATAAATTTGCTGGATACGTTCGTATAGTTGGAACTGGATTAGTAAATGATCAAGTTACTGGTGCTCTTGTCCCAGTTGTATTTGATGTTAAAAAAGCAAAAGCGAAAAATGACTTTACAATCACTATGAATAGCACTAGTGCTACAGAACTTTCAGTTGATTATGACCTATATGCTGTAGACGTGGCAAATGGAAGTGGTGGAATTGACAAGGTTTATGTAACAATGCACGCATTGCAGTAATAGGAGGGATGGTTGATGATATGAATCCAATACAACTAAAGTATTCATCTTCAGCATGGCCCTTTGATGGTATAGAAATGAACAAAGTATATCAGCTTGGGAAAGATGAAAATGGGAATTATATATCTGGTCATGGTATAAAACAATATTATGCTTATGAATTAATTCAGATGATGTTTTCTCCCATTGGAGAAAAACAAACATGGGAGGAAATTGATAATCCAGTTGTAAAGAAATATAAATAAAAAATTTGGTTTCTTATAAATTTGCGCGAGTTTATAAGAGTAATTAATAGAGATTATAACTCTGATTTATAGTCTCTATTCCCATTCCCTTATCAGAGGAGGAGAGATGACAAATGTTAATAACAAAAGAAGTAACTATAGAAATAACAAACAGAAACAAATCTTATTATAATAAATTAGGCCATAATTGTTTATCTGGAGATATTATACATATAAAAACAGAAGATTTACATAAAGGTTCTAATTTGATAGTAGAGAGTTTGTGTGATTATTGTTTAAAAGAAGGAATAGAAACAATACTTCCAAAACCATATCGTAGGTATAATAAAGAACGTGAAAAATTTCCATCAGATACTTGTTACAAACATAGGTACGAAAAAGAGAATGATAAATTAAAGTATAATAATGATAATGGATTATTAACTATCAATGATAGAAGATATTTTACATTTAAAGAAAATAGGCTGAAAGAATTAAAAAATCATATAGATGAATTTGGCACAATAACAAATATTGAAAACATTAATCGTCTCTTATATGGTGAAATATTACGCAATAAAGAAACTCCTACATCATTAGTGGAAGAGATGGGATACGATGTTATAAAAATATGTGGAAAATTACCTCCTCATTATTTTGATGATTGGGAAAAATTAGAATTTTATCTTAGAAAATTAATTAAACAAATTGACAGATTCCCAACACAAGCAGAGATACTTAAAGAATTAAATATAGGACAACAGCATATTGGTCGTCACGGTGGAATGCAAGGTATAAAAAGAAAATTGAATTATATTGATGAAAGTGATTTAATTGATGATTCTGGATACTATAATTCTTCTTCCTATGAGTATATTTTTAGTCAGTGGATTTTAAATAATTCTCCTGTCAAAGTAGAAAGAAATGTGTTGATATCGGACAATACAGAAGAAGATGGTAATTATAATTGTGACTTTGTTTTGACATTACCTAACGCTACAAAACTATGGATAGAAATTTGGGGAGGGTATAGAAGTAATACCAAAGATCAGTTTCATAATTATAATGATACACATGACACTAAAATGAAATTATATAATAAATATCAACATAATTTAATATCAATATATCCTGAATTCTTTGATAATAGGAAATACGAAGATATACAAACTGCATTATATGAATTATTTAGTGATAAGATAGAATGTATACATAAATGTATTGATGTTGAGAAAATAATTCCATACGCTATAATTGATGAACAGGAATTAATAAATAAATTATTGTCATATTCATCTATAAAAGGATATTTACCAAGAAGTAAAATTATGAGGCATAATAACGATAGATTAATGAAAGAAATAACAAAAAGATATGGAACATATGGTAAATTTTCCGATAAGGTAGGAATACCTATGGAATTTAAAACTAATAAATTTTGGAATGAAGAAAAAATATTAGAATACTTTGATTTACTTCATGACAAATATAGTAAATTATTAAATAGACCTGAAATTCAAAAATTAAAAGACGATTGTAATTTATGTAAAGATTTAAATGGAATTGTTACTATTCTTCATAGATATGGAGGAGGATTTATAAATTTACAACTTACATATTTATCAAAAAATATTACAAAAATAAACTCAAATGATATTAATTATCTTGATAAAGTCATAAACAAAAAATCACAGGGTATCAAGCCAGAACATCAACTCCTAGCAAAACAAATCCTAGAAAAATACAACAACCAACAATCAGCATAAAAACAATTATAAACAATTGCAAAGTCTATAATTGTTTTTATTAACATCAAAATAAGGAGAGAAGCAGAAGAAATAAAAACTTCTCTTTTCTCCTTATTTTTTTACTATTTTCATCCATCAACCAGTCTCTCCCACCCTCATCTCCAATAAATCACTGATTTTATGTTATTTATTGAACTCTGAAAGTGGCTTATAGCAAGGGTTTTGGAAATAGAGGGTTATGATAATTTAATATTTTGTGATTGATTGAAGGAGCATAACTTTATTAATTATGCTCTTTTTATGTATTACAAAGTTGTGATGCAAATTTATGGTGAAAGGAAGTGATAAAGTGACAGAAAAAGAAAGATTTGTATACATTTATAATCCAGAACAAGCTTCATTCTATATGTCCCAAGGAATTATAGCAAAAGCGACAGGCATACATCCGACCACTAAAAGAATATGGTATAAATTTAGTTTTCAGGAAAGCTCAGATGTCTATGACAAATGGTGCAAAAAAATTAGATAATTTTATGCGTGAATCATAGTAATAAATAAATTAAATGTGAAAGAAGGAATTAATAATGGAAAATAAAAGCATTAGCAAATTAGTAATCAAAGGAACTGTAAAAGTATGTGGGATTGACGTTCAGAATGTATATGGTGGATTTAGTAAAGATCAGAAAGTTATGTTGGTAAAAACTGTTGCCGAACTACATAAAAGACCATTAGGAAAAATAAATGAATTGATTAATAACCACATAGAAGATAAATACTTTAAAGAAGGTATTGATTTTATTGACTTAAAAAACTCAATCCTTTCAAAGGACTCACTTTTAGAATTAGGTTTTACTAAACAATCAATAGGAAATTCCCGTAATATATATCTTTTATCCCAACAAGGTTATACTCTTTTACTTAAATTACTTGATACCAAACTAGCAATGAAACAATATAAGATAGTAATTAGAGATTATTTTAAGTTGAAAGAATCAAAAGGATCTATTCTATATCTTACTCAAGCAGAATTAGATCAATTAGTGGTTAGAAAAGATGGAACTATTAGAAGAAATAGAGAAGTTCATTCTATATCTACATTTATCCAAAATGGAGAATTACCAAATAATAGAATATCCTACGCTAAAATTACTAATCTTACATATGATATTTTATTTGGTATGTATGCTAAAGAAATAAAAAAGTATTTAGATTTAAGACAACAAGATAATCTTAGAGACTTTCTTTCTACTCAAGATTTATCAATAATTAGAGAAATTGAAGATGAAATACATTGGATGTGCAAGAAGGGATATACTTGGAGAGAAATTTATAGAGATTTAGTAAAAGAATATCCTAATCAGGTTGAACCAGTTAGAGCAGAGAAATCTATTAAAGAATTAAAAAGGTATAAGATGATTGCTGTTGAAGAAAGCGTAATTAAGAGATTGAGATAATTTATTAGTTTGTTGTGATGAATTTATAAATAATTAAAATAAAAATAATTACAAAGGTGCGACTTTAAATGTCGTGCCTTTGTTTTGATATTGGAGATGAAAGAAAATTAAAAATCAAGTATTAATTACATTAGATAAAAAAACATTGGATGAATATAATAAATACTACTTTACAAAATATCCAAAAAGACGTACTCCTCCTATTATTAAACCAATACCTCCGTCTTTAAACGCATATATTGCAATGATTCGTATGGCACAAAGTAATTTAAAGAAAAAATATAAATTAAAGGATGGTGTTTAAAATTAAAAATGTATTAAAATTAATATCCCCTATTCCAGTCTCAGTGAACCATTATCTAAAACCAAGACCATTTATTGCTCATGGTAAACCAATGGTTACAATGTATGAAACAGCAGAAGCAAAAAAATATAAGAAAGAATTCACTAAATACATAAAGGAACAAGTTAAAATTCAACAATGGAATATAATTCCCAATAAAACACAACATTTTTATGTAGATTGTGTTTTTTATTTTGACAGAATTGATAAAGATGCAAATAATTACTTTAAATTGCTTTTAGATTCAATTACAGAAACACAATTAATATGGTTAGATGACAACACCTCGTTGGAAAGAGTTAATGGTATATTCTATGATTCAAAAAATTCACACATAGACATCACCATTTATCCTGTTGATTATATAGGAATATTTCCTACAATCACACATTTAGAAGAGTTTGAATCTAAATGCATCCAGTGTAAACGATATAAAAATAATTGCAGTATTATAAATAAGGCAGTCGAAGGAAGAATCCAAGGAGATATTGTTGATTTAGTTTGCAGTAAATTTAAAAACGTTGCCAGAGGTGATGTAAAATGATATGGACAAAAGAAGAAGAAATATTTTTAGTAGAAAATGTTAGTAAATTATCTGTTTTAGAATTAGCAACAGCATTAAATAAAACAGAGGCAACAATTAGAGGTAAAAAATCAAGATTGGGTATTAAAAGTGGAAAAAGGAACTTGATTTCTAAGGATGAAGAGGTTTGTATAGTTGATTGGTACAGCACACATCCTAATGCATTAGATTTGGATCAATTGTCCGACATTATGAATAGGACAGAAACTGAAATTTGTCGTGTAGCTCGTAGATTAAATTTAACAAATGTAAATAGAATAACCATAACTGAGGATGTAATCATTGCAAGAAAAGAAATAAAACGACAAAATCACATTCGCAGTATTAATCAATTCATTGAATTAGTAAGAACAAATCATCCGAAAGGAATGCTTGGAAAAAACCACACTGATAAAACAAAGCAAATATTATCTACAAAGCATAAGATAGTATGGAAAAACAAAACAGACGAAGAAAGAGCTGTGGTATATAGTAATTTTAGCAGAGGTAGAGAGAAATTAAAAGGGATGCCCAGATCAAAATACTCTAAGACTGGTGGAATTAGAGAAGACTTAAATAAATATTTTAGAAGCAAATGGGAAGCTAACATTGCACGTACATTTAATTATTCAAATATAGTTTGGGAATTTGAACCTAAAAGATTTTATTTCAGTGATATTAGTGATGGAATAGAAAGTTATTTGCCAGACTTTTATCTTCCTGAATTAGATATTTGGATAGAGGTTAAGGGTTGGATGAAGGATTTAGATAAATTAAGAATAAATAAATTTAAAGAATTTTATCCAGTAGAATATGAAAAGATGGTATTAATTGATGAAAAATTATACATACAAATTGGTAAGAAATTAAGCCATTTAATACCAAAATGGGAATTTAAAAATAATAAAGCAAAGGTAAGTTAAGCATTTGTAGATGCAGGAGTTTTTAAAGATGATTGTGGAGAGTTTTTGAAGTTATATTTTAATGAATTTAAATATGACAAGTTAAATCCAAGAGTAGAAATGTTGTTGGAGTGGTAATAGACAATAAGATAAAAGGAAGTGAATTAATACATGGCAGAAGTAGCAGATAAACTACCACCAGTTACAGACGAACAATGGCAAAAGTTAAATAAATTCAATCGTAAAATTACAGAGGAATTTTTAGAAGAGTCAACTTCACTTAGTCCAAAAACTATTCGCCAATACAAATCTGCGTTGCAAATATTTTTCTTTTGGGTTTATGAAAATTGTGATGATAAATCTCTATTAGAAATCAAGAGTAGAGATTTTCTTAAATATCAAAATTTTCTTGTAAGAAGGGGAATGTCATCTTCGGGAGTTAGATTAAAACGGGCAGCAATTAGTTCTTTAAATGGATATATAATTACATATTACGAGGAAGAATATTCTACATTCAAAAACTTTATCACTAAAAAAATTTCTGCACCTCCAATGAATGATTTACATATAAAACAACCAATGAATGCAGAAGAATGGGAATTATTATTAAAGAATCTTAAAGAACGTGAACAATGGCAAAAATTAGCATATTTGCAGTTTACTTATTCGACAGGCTGTAGAAGAGCGGAGTCGAGACAGTTACTTAAAGAAGTAGTTGATTATCCTCCTATCATTAAGGAAAAGATTATTAAAAATGAAGATGGAACAGAAGAGACAAAAACAGTTACATTTTATACTACATCTGATATTCGCTGTAAAGGAAAAGGGGTTATTGGAAAAATAAGGAAACTACAATTTTCTAAAGAAGCTCTAGATGCAATTAATAAATGGTTAACTTTTAGAGGAGAAGATGATTGTCCATATGTCTTCGCAATAAAAAGGGACGGTAGATATCAGCAAGCAGGAGAAGGACTATTTAATGACTGGTGCAAGGATGATTTTAGTAAAGTTATTAATAGAAGAGTCCATCCTCACCAACTTCGTGAGCAAAGGGCGACGAACCTTGTAATTCATGAAGGGAAAAATATAAAATCTGTACAGGCGTTATTAGGCCATGTCAGTTCGGCAACTAGTGAGATTTATGTGATTAGGGATAATTCAGATGATGTTGAAGATGCATTTAGTTAAATAAGTGCATCCTTCGAAAGGACATTTTCATAGGATATTTAACATCCTGAAAGTGGCCTGTAGCAAGGATTTTAGTATTTTTAATATTCCATAAATATAAAAATTTAAGATAGATAAAGGTGTTTTTGATTTTTCTTAAAAACACAAATTTTAATAATAAAACTCAAGAACTACTTAGAGAGTAGTAAAAACTATTCTAACACATCTTCCATCTTATTTTTATTAGTAAGAAACTGCGAAAGAGGAGAGTTAGATTCGTTCTGACTTTTCTCTAAGTAGTTTTATTTGCATAAATAATTCTTCGCAGTGTTATTTATGAATCAGAAATTACTAATAAAAAATAAGAAAGAAAAGGATGTGTATTAAAATGGAAAATAAAAATGAATTATCGGTGTTCACAAGTGAACAATTTGGTCAAGTTAGAATTATGACTATTGATGGTGAGGATTATTTTAATCTTTATGATATTGGGTTTGGATTAGGTCATATAAAAAAGAATGGAAAAGGAAAAGAATATTTAAGGAAAGATAGGATTGAAGATGCATGTGTAAAGCTTGATATAAAGGGAGTGTCCGTCACGGACACAAACTATAATATTACCAAAGATGTAGATTTTGATAATACATATATATCAGAAGATGCATTTTATGATTTATGTCTTGATAGCGAAGCTAAAAATGCACGATTATTTCGTAAATGGATTACACTAGACATCCTCCCTTCTCTCCGTAAGCGTGGCGTATATATTATGGAGAATGCAAAAGACGAAGTTGTTGATAATGAGAAATTATTTGGTAAACGTAGATTAAAGAATACTTTTGCTAATGCAGAAGTGCATGATGTTGAAAAACTATATGATGATTGTATTAACTATATAAATGATCAATATAATACAAAAGACAAAATAAATATGTTGCAAAGTATTTATAATGGATTAGGTGAATTAAACTTCAAGTTATCTCAAGATGCGGTTAGAAATGTAGGAAAGTGCTATGACGTTTCGTTGTTACAACATAGAGTTTTACAAGATAAGGCAAAATATCAGAATAAAAGAAATGGTGGAATTAAGAGTTCTAAAACAAAAGAGATAGATAAAAGGGGAAGATTGATTTACGAACAAGATGAATTAATTAAAGAGCAACAAAACAAACTGGATTTTTTAGATCCTGATATTGAAGAATTTACAGTTATACCAAGACATGGGTTTTCAGTAAATTATATGACAAAAACAATAGTTGATAATAATGGTAAATTGAAAACAATAACATCAGATGAATATAGAAGATGGCAAAATAACTTTCCAAATGAAATTATATCTCATGAAGAACATATTAATTGGAATGAAAAGATTTATATATGGCTAAGATTTGATGCTATAGAATCTATGGATTGTGACAATATGTGTAAATCTGCAATAGATCAAATCGCAAGACAATATAATGCCAATGACGGGAATGTACAAATTAGAGAAGCAACGATAAATAAAGTTGTAAAGTCATATGGTGAAGGAAGAATTTTTTACATCATTAAGAATGTAGAATAGGAAACTAATAAAAGGAATCATAAACACAACGATATGATTCCTTTTATTAGTTAATTTAATAAGAAATTTTAAAATTAAAGGAGTGTCATTTAATTATGGAAAAAGTTACATTTAGATATTCTGATTCTAACTTTTGTGCTTATTTAGTTTATTTAGGTTTTGAAATCATTGGATTTGACATTGTAGAAAAACGTGGAAATAAAGCAAAAGTATTTCTTCATTTTGAAGGAGTTAGAGAAGAATTAATTGATTTATTTAACAAATTCCATACCAATGATATTCAAGTTAACCCTAATACATTTGGAAAGTCAAAAAACACTGTATTAAAAATAGTTAAAGAACATTTACACAAATATATAAACAATAAATAATTTATTATAAAGTAAGGGAGGCATTTAATTATGCTAGTAATCAAGAAAAAGAAACTAAGAGTTAGTGATGTTGTAACAGGAGAACAAATAAAAATATGGAATTTAGGAGACATCATAACAATAAAAGCAGGTACAGGCGTAGGCAAGAGTTGGTTAATCAAAAATATACTTTATGCTATTGCAAAAGGTGAAAATAAGAAAATATTAATGCTTATACATAGGAGTAATTGTACAGAACAATTTATTGATGAAATATCAAGGGACAATAAATCAGATGTAATAGATATAAAGACTTATCAAAAACTAGAATACAAAGAGTTAAAATCATATTTTAATGATTTAAGTGAATATAAATATATTGTCTGTGATGAATTTCATTATTTCATGTCTGATGCATCTTTCTCAAAAACAACAGATATGTCATTTGATTTGATATTAAGTCAATCATCAGCAATAAAAATATTCATGAGTGCCACTGGAGATCAAATGAAGAGATTTATCAATGACAATAAAGGAATAGAAACAATAGACTATGAATTACCTATTGATTTTGATTTTATTGAGGATTTATCTTTCTTTCATAATGATGAAACTTTTGATATGTTTATGGATGAAATAATTACAAGAAATGAGAAAGCAATTTTCTTTATTCAGTCTGCAAAGAAAGCATATGAATTGTGTAAAAAATATAAAGATTATTGTTTATTTAATTGTAGTAAGCATAATAGTGATTATTATAAATATGTAGACAAAACAAAGATTAAGGAAATGCTAAAGAATGAAAAATTTGAGGAATTAATCCTAATTACAACGACATGTATGGACGCAGGGGTTAATTTAGTTGACACTGAAATAAAGCATGTAATATGCGAGGTTGAAGATACTGGAGTCCTAGTGCAATGTATTGGAAGAAAAAGAATACAAAGTGAAGATGATAAATTTCATCTATACATAAAGATAATCAACAATAATTCATTAGGTGGCAAAGAAACTCAGTTAAAGAAGAAAATACACATGGCTAATTTTCTGAAAGAGCATACTGTCAAGGAGTTTATAGAAAAATTTCCAAGACAATATGATTATTCAAATATGGTTTATGATAATATTGTCTTAGAAGATAATATGTGTACAAAGAAAGTAAATGAATTAATGTTTTTTAAATGTGAGGAAGATTTAGCAGAAATATTAACTATAGTAGGATATGGAAAATATGGATATTGTAAATACCTAAAGGAGATTTTTGGTATGGATGAATATAGAGTTATTGAAGAAGATGATAAAACAGATGAATTAATAAAGTATTTGGATAAAATTATTGGGAAAAGATTGTTAAAAGAAGATCAAAAGGAATTGATTGATA